GTTATAAACGATAAAATTCGGCGTCCAGCCAGAAAAACCTCCTCCAAGGTTTAAAAATTTCATATATTTTTTGGCTTCATTGTAATTATCGAAAGCTTCAATTATATGTCCTGTATTTTTCTCCTCAACAACAAAAGCCCCACCCACTTCAATGACACTATAATCAACCGCCATAATCCATAGTCTCCTTCATGATTTTACGAATCTCTTCAACAAGAACTTTTGTGCAAGTAGCACACTCTGGTTGCCAATTAAGCATATTAAGTACCAGTCTTTCATTAGGCTCTGTTATATATTGAACTGCTCCTTTGATCATTTGAGTATCAATTTTATTACAAGAACAGATTATCATTTGAACCCCTCGAATTTGCTCCTGTCAAATTTGCTCTTTGGTTTAGAACGCTCCGTTTCCTCCTCCATAAATTTACCTTTATCCATTATTGGCCGATCATCGGAAAGACCATCTTGACCTGATTGTTCAACATCGTAAAGTCGCATTTTTGCACGATCAATCCCAAGAACAAACCGACGATTACTCCCAGGATCATTGTAGCGGTTTTTGAGCTGTTTAACCATGATCTGGTTGAGACTTTCAAGTTCTTCGGAGGAGATGAGTGCAAACATAAAATCAGCTGTGGCTGGGAGTCCAAAGGATTCCGATGTATCTTCCAATCCCACGTCGCTGTTCGAATATCCGCTTCGAGTTGTTTGAGTTGCAGAGATGATAGGGACGTTGTGCTCAACTGCCAACCCACGGAGCTCTTCTGCGATTGCTTTGATAAGGGTATAAGAATTGACTTGGGCTCCATGTTTAATCCTCGAAGATAAACAGATATTCAAATAGTCAATGTAGATAATATCTGGTATGAAGTTTTTCTTAATTTTTAATTCATTCAACAAATGTCTGAAGTTTGCTGAACCTGCACAAGCTGTTGGATATTCTTTGACGATCAACTTTCCAGTTGTCTTTTCCCTTAACTTTTCAATCTTAGAATCATAAGATTGTTTAGGTAACATCTCAAGTTCATCAACAGCAACATCAAGAAGGTTCGCATCGATTCTTTCAGCGATGCGTTCCTCTGACATTTCTAGGGTGATATACAGTACGTTAAGACCCCTTGAGAGATTTGCCGCTGCGCAGTGGCACATGAATAAGGATTTACCAACTCCTGTCCCTGCCAAGGCAATGTTGAGAGTTTTGTTCGGTAATCCACCATTTGTAATTGTGTTAAAGTAGTCAAGGTCGAAGGGAACTCTCTTCTCTTTACGATGGTAGAATTCGTATCTCTCATTACTGTCAACCAAAAAGTCATGACCGATATGGGTATCAAAAGAGACAGCGAGAGCGTCAGTAAGAACTTGTGGTATACTTCCTTTGGAGATTGATCCATTTTTTTCATCCATTATTCTGATGGACCGCATGATCGCCAAATATAATGCTTTGTCTTGACAAAACTTCTCAGTCTGATCTAGTAGCCAGTCCAACTTAGTGTTAGAATCATGTTCAAGAGAAGCAATAATCTCTTTGCTAATCTTAAACGTTTCATCGTTTAGACCCTCTTTATTAGACAGATCTATTGCTAATGCTTCCGTTGAAGGAAACGAATTATATTTCTTCACATAGTCATCAATTAGATCAAAAACTACTTTTTCGTTATGATCCTGAAAATACTCAGGCTTTAAGAAGGGTATTACTTTTCTGTTATACTCATTATTGAACAATAAATTTGATAAAATTGTTCTTTCAATACTCATATATATTTAACCTTTCTTGGAAACTTCTTCCTCATCATCATTATAAACTAAACTTCCTTCATTGTCAAGAGAATACTTGTTCTTAACATAAGTAGCGAAGTCTGTCTCTTTAAACATTGTCATCCAAAAGTCCTTATTATCCACGATATCCCCTGCTCTAAAGTTTTTTCCATCCACTTCACCAGTTTGTCGATCGACTTTGGCATACCATCCAACTTTTGGCTTTGCGATATAACCACCTTCAATGGCAACGTCAAGAAGACCACTCCAACGATTAATGCCGCCCTCATAACTAATAGTAATCGGGATTTTAGATTTCTCGCGAACGTAGCGAGATTTTTCAACGTTAATAACGAAATGATAACCTTGAATTTCTCCTCCATCTTTATCTTGCTGCCTTCCTAGAATCCAAATATTGTCTGAGCCATAGTACGAACCAGTGCCACCACCAACAATATCTTTAGGGAACATACCAATTTCTTTGTAAGTATGATTAACCGCCACAAGTGGAATATCCTTTAATGTTAAATGAGGAGTAATCATGCGAAACAAAGATTTTAATTGTTTAGCACGCGACATATCAGCAACAGATTTACCATCGAGAGCATCTTCAACTTCTTTCTTTGAAGCAAGATTACCGATAGAATCAATAATGATCAAAACATGATCATCACGATTAATCTCTTTTAGCTGTTGCATAATATCAAACTTCAGCTGTTCAACGTCAGTAATTGGAGTATGAACAACTGAGTCTAATGGAATTTTAAACTTTTCAAAATAAGTTTGAGGCGTACCAAATTCTGAATCATAGAATAAAACGATTGCATCTGGATACTTTTTAATATAAGATGATGCAAGCAGTAATGCGAAACCAGTTTTAAAATGTTTCGATGGACCTGCTAACATTGTTAGACCCGGAGTAATACCTCCATCAATAGATCCAGACAAAGCCACATTGATCATTGGGACAGGAGTCTGAATCATATCCTTTTTGGTATAAATCTTCGAATCTGTTAGTGTAGAAGTATAATCAATTGTTGAATTTTTAATCAAACGTTCTTTTAACGACATAAACAATCCTCTCTTACTAATAACCAAATTATCACTTCTTATTTTCCAGCATTTCCTTTAGTATACTACCAAATCTATCAGATGTCAACTTCTTTTTATTCAAGCCAACATTAGCAGCAATCAGTAACATTACTGCTAATGGATCGAATACTAATACTATTAAAATAATTACAAATCGAACAGCTTTTTCAAGCTGGTTTTGATCTGCATGACCATAGATGAGTTCAGCAATGTATTTAACAGGCCCGACTTCTGCTTCAATTTTTTTGATATTTCCTTCTGCTCGGATTCTGTCGGAGGTAAATGTGGATATATTTTTGACATGCTCTTCCTTTTTCAAGACCAGAGAATCTCTGTTCTTCCTTTCTTGGTTAGCAGCTTTTAATGAATTACCTGCTTTACCACTTTCGGTCATCTTAGAAATAGCAGCATCAATTTGCTGTATCTGTTTTTCTAAATCTGTTACGTAATCTTTTTCAAAGGTAATTTTAGATTTTATTATTTCAATTTGACTATCGTCAGCAGTATTTGATAATTTAATAGATTGTTCAATGTGAGCTTTTGATAAAAAACCAAACGTTCCCATAGAACTAATAAACATCAGAACAATAACAATAGTTGTTAGATAATATTTTAATGCTTTTGGTGTAATATCCCAGTTGTTGTAAAGCCATGAAGCTGTTACAAGTTTACCTAATTCTAATGCTCCACCCATAAAAACTACAGGCCAGAAAGCTGCAGCGAACAAAGTTGTCAAACCATAAACGCTGTAAAATCCTGACACTGCTGAAAGCGTCAAGGCTGTCAGTAATGCTATGTAATTTATCATTTTCCGTCTACGTAAGCATTAACCTTCATAATAAATGCTTTAATTTTTACAGAACGATCAGGCCAGAAAACATATGACTTTTCTGGATCTTTCGCTAAATTATTCAGAAGAGGCATAATCATTTTCCTCAATCCTTCTAATTTATCTTTAAGCTCTGTCTCTGTAGCTGCTGTCTGTTTGACAACTTGTTGAACAACTTGTGATTGTTCTTCAATCTTTGCTTGAAGTTCTGCTTCTCTAGCTTTCAGTTCTTCCTCTGATACTAACGAAAAGCCAAAATCGTAATCTTCGTCTAATGTTACTGCCATGTATTCCTCTTATGCAAAAAATCTTCTGGTGTATCAGCCATTTGTTGTTCCTTGTTGTTCTATATATTCTTCTACAGAAATATGTCTCACAGCACTAGCAGCCCCAAAAGATTGCGGCGTTTTAAATGCTTTAGTATAAACTCTTTCTTTTTTAAGTCTCGCTCTTAACTTTTCTCTTTTTTCAAAAGTCATTTTGTCGAATTCTTTTAATTTCTTTTTCTTTTTATTCTTTTTTCTTTTGTTTCGACTAGCCGACTGTTTTTTCATGTAAAAAAGTCCTCTAATGTTGATTTCTGTTCTGTTTCCCAGCCGATTACTTCGGTAATAGACTTTAATGGTTCCATAAATGATTTGCTGAATTGCATTTCTCTATCAATATACTTATCTATATATAATAATTCCTCTGGGATTTCATCAGGAATTGCGATAACTGTATCTTTAACAGGATTAGGCATCTTAAGATATGCGAATTTAATTTTATCTCCATCTGAGATTGGCATAATACTCTTAATACCTTTTTCTTTTAAGATATGATTAAAGATCAACGAACCCTTAACATGTATTGGAGTTCCTTTATCATAAATCATAGAAGAACTAGCATACTTTAGCATTCCTTTTACGCCACGTGGAAAGGCAACATCTTGGAATGGTAAAGTTATAAACTCTGATTTAAACACCTCAATGAATTTTTGTAATTCTGATTGTGTTCCATTCATAATTATTTCGAGAGCAGTTTTAATGTTCTCTCGACACGCCCTCGGAGTGCTCGAACGTACCGCTTCAATACCTTGGAGTTTAAGTTTTGGTTTCGCATACTGAACTCCTTCAACATTCCAAGCGTTGAGGATATACATTTTTTTACCACGCCATATTCCTTTATTTGCTATTGTTTCTCTTTTCATTTTCATCTTTTGTTGATACGCATTCATGTATTCAGCAAGTTCTTCATAACATTTATCAATATATGGCTGGACTTTCTCTTCACAAAATGTATCTAACGCTTTTACAATTGTTAAATCATCATCAGCCCCAAGATGTTTAACAAGTTGATCCATCTCAACATAAATGGAATCTGTATCAGATGCTATCACATAATCAGCATCTGTTTTTAACAGCTTGTTCATGTATTCATTGATCTTACGTTCAATCCAACGAATAGATAATTGACCGGACATCGTAATTGCTTCAGCATGATCATAATTAAACCAGCGGAAATATTGATTGGCCAAAGCACCATAAGCTGAGTTTAGCTGAATTTTTTT